ATGGATAAAAACTCGTATTTTTCTTTAATCAAACACCCTACGGTTGAAGTGCTTCTTAATTTTGGTTTTCTAGTATTGATAATACTAGCCGGCGCTATTTTAGGAAGTAATCTTAGGCGAGGTAAAATTTCTATTACAGAAGAAGATAAAAATCTAAAAATACTAAGTTCTCATTCAATAGGGATTGGCTCCGCATTCATATGCCTGCCATTCATTGCATCATTTTTGCATCTAAACTATGAATCTATCCTGCTACCTTTAGGTGATAAATCACCTTCGGTTTTTATTGAACAAATTTTTATGTTGATTTCTCTTGCTGGCATTGCTTCTTACCTTGGATATGGGTTACTTGATAATATTGCAAATAAGGTTCTTCAAAGTGAAGTGAAAGTGCTTAACGAAGAAAGTAAAGAAACCAAACATGACATTGATTCATTACAGCGTGAAAATAAAGAACTGAAACAACGCGATATTGAATTAAGAATTGACCTTCTTTATATCAAAGCTAAAGATGCTGTTGAAGCAGCTCAGCGATATAGTCAACAAAAACCGATCACTGATGAAGCCAAGCTTGCATCTCAAAAGAAATATCATGATGCCATCTCTTTTATCAATGAAGGCTTGAAGTTGATTGATAAGAAATCAAATTATAAGCTTTATGATAAATTCCTAGTACTTAAAGCCTTCGTACTAAAACGTATCAATGACGTACAGGGAGCTCTTAAAATAATTAAAGAGCTAGTAAAGAATGACAATAGCAACCCGGTACTACTCTATAACCTAGCTTGTTACACGCTAATTTGTAAGGAGTATATTGATATCAAGGAAATCAAAGAGTTAGTTACGAGAGCACTAACAGTTCCCACTAAAGATAAAACTCACCAAACGTTACAGAAAAAGTTAATTGAAAAAGTTTTATCTAAACTTGATGATGACATTAAAGACTTATTCAATGATGATGAAATAAACCATATTAGAACACTCATTAAGCCCTGAAAACCGTAAGCTTTATGCGCGGCTCTTTTAAACTAAAAGCAGCATTAAAAGCTGCTTTTAAAAATATAATTCCTTTCATTCTAAATAATTGGTCTATACGGTTCGTACACAGTTAATATTTCAGCAGTTACCTTACCTATAATGATAATCCCATCCAGCCCTACTCCATCAATCGTCTCACCCTCTGAAGTGATGATGCCTGTACGAAAGAGTCTTCCAAGTTGCGGGTACTCGCCTATCTGGAATGCGACCTTGTCGCCCGGCGCTGGCTTCAGAGATTTGTCCGCCAGCACGAACCCGTCAGGCGTCTCAATCAGGATCATGTTGTTGCGGTGAGGCATCAGTACATCGTTCAGGTCGATGCGCCGCTCTATGTAATCTGAAGCTGGTGATGGAAATCCCATGGCTACCTCACGTATCCCATGTTGCGTAACGACCAGGTCTTATTCTCGCTTTCCTCTGTGACCAGCTCGAAGAAGAAATTCTGGTAACGTCGAATCCACCGGTTGCACTCCTGCAGCGTCCATACGTGGTTCAGGTCATCCAGCCGCTTCTGGAATGCCGCAGTGGTGACAATCTGCCGCCCCCGGCCGTCCTTCGTTATCGCTCCAGTGAATGCCGCGTGTATGTCATTCTCTCTCGCCATGATAAATCCCCCTCTGATAAACACTGTATGGATAAACAGTAATATCAATCGATAGATTTGATCAAGGCGGAGCGGCTCACAGATTTGTAAAGGGGTTGAGGCGAAAGGGTTTTTAGTTGGCGCTTGCGATGGTGAGTGACTAATCTCAAATCACCCATCCCGCAGCCTGCTGAGATTGGCGCGGTCTTTATCTGCCCCGTCGCCGGGGCTTTTTTATGGTTTGGTGACCAAAAGATCAACGACCAATTGATTAATATATTTTATTAAATTATTATCCACTTAAACTTAATAGCCTCACACTCATGAGTCCTATTAAATATACTAAAACTAACAGTGAATAAGCGATGCTTGATAAAGAGATTAACAAAGACATTGAGGTTTTAAGGGCAATTGCGATTGTTACAGTGATGCTAGCTCACATTCCGTTAATACTTCCTCCAGATTCATTTTATTTTAAAATACTAAATATTAGTAAGTTTGGAAGTGGTGTTGATTTATTTTTCTGCGTATCAGGATTCATAGTAACGAGAAGTCTAATCAACAAAGATTTCCACAAAATGAATCGTTCTGATTTCTTGTTACAGTCAAAAATGTTTTATATTAAAAGAGCATTCAGGCTCTTGCCTGCCGCGTTTTTTTGGATAGCCATATCAATAGCTTTGACTATAGCGGTTAACAACTATCAAGCATTCCTGCCTTTACCAGAAATGTTAAAGTCGGCATTTTTCGCGATAACACAAACAAGTAATTTTTACTTTATTTCTTGCAGACCAGCAGGAAACTGCGGAAATCTTGGGGTTTATTGGAGCCTTTCTTTAGAAAATCAGTTTTATCTCTTGCTGCCAATTTTTCTGTTTATGTTCAAGAACAGAAACTTGTGCATTGTGATGGCAATAATTATTGTGGCTCAATTCTTTATCCCGAGGACATTGAATTCGAATACTCCTATGGGCTGGCCGCTTCGAACAGATGCTATTGCGTTAGGGGTAATCATTGCCGTGTTAAGCACAAAAGAAACCTACCAGAGGTTTAATCCTAAATTTATGTCCCACAAAGTACTGGCTTTGGCAGTGCTGCTTGTTCTGACCTTCTTGCTTTGCATTTTTACGGACCCCAATCCTATCGTTAGTTTTCAGGTGGGAGTGGTTGCACTGCTTTCAGGAGTGATGGTATTCATTGCAAGCTATAACCGGAGCTACTTTTTGTTCAGTGAAAAGTTTGAGAAAGTGTGTCTATATGTTGGGTCGAGATCTTACTCTATTTATCTCACACACTTCATCGCCCTTTCGATAACGAAGTACGTTTTTATTTTGGATGATAGTGTAATTATCAAAGAGCTTAGCTTTTTAAAATTCCCTTTCTTTATAATTCTAACTATCGCGATGTCTGAGTTTAGCTTTAGACTTGTAGAGAACAAGTTTAGATATGCTTGGAAGAAAATTCCAAAGGTGACGGCAAAAGCTCCTTGATGAAAGAAACTCCTGCCGTCTAAGCTCAGATGGCAGGAGTATCAGGCCAGGATACTTCTGGAGCAGTTTTCATATCAAGTTCATTTAATGAGTCAATATAATCCAGCCATGAATTCAGCTTTGCCTTATCACTATCGCTCAGTCTTCCTAACAAAAGTTTTGTCTGCCAGATACTGATCGCATCAGTGGCGACATTCAACCGATATTGCCTTTCCTGATCTGCTATAGAGGCATAATCGATAACTGGCGCAGTAAACTTACCTTTGAGATAACTCCACCCATATTCGGGCTGATTTTTTTCTTCTGTCACATTTACCCAGGTAAATGATTCAGGAAACATTTCCTTCATGTCGCCATCGGTTTCAAATATCTCAGCGACTAAATCATTTTCTATACGCGCATACAAAGCCATTATGAGTATTCCTCAAGATAGATGATTCCTGGTGCACCCATGTTCTGACCTGCTGTGTTTGCAGCCTGGTTGCCGCCGCCACCTGAGCCCGGAGCACCATAATCAGATTGACCTGTTCCTGTTCCTGCTTTCCTGCCTCCTCCCCAATAAGAAGCGCCACCATCACCACTTCCATAGCCTCCCAGTGATGAGTCTGTCGCGTCACTGCCGTAACCACCTGACAAGTTAATGTCGCCGCCAGACCCAACGCCTGGCGCGCCACCGCCACCGCCAGTTGCGTAACCACCACCTGTGGCAGCGCATTCTGTGCCAAAGGAACTGCTGCCGCCTGGCGATCCACCCACAGCCCTTGCACCTACGACTAAGGTGTACGCATCCTGAGTGAGCGTCACTAATTTAATAGCAGTTCCGCCGGCACCACCACCTCCTCCTGGAGGTGCCGTGGCAGACGAGCCTCGGGCTCCAGAACCGCCTGCACCGGTAACAAATACACGTGCTTTCTTAGCGCCTGGGCTTTTCGTATATGTGAATGTTCCAGGAGTAGCGAATACTTTCACCCCAATTAAGCGTCCAGCACCAAAAAGGGATTTGATAGCTGCTGCAAGCTGATTGTTTTTTGATTTATCCAGAGCGATACCGGCGCTCTCGATAACGGCTGCGATCTCTTCCTGTACTGAATCAAAGAAATCGGCATCAAGCGCTGTAGGCAGTTCGCCGGTCTGTGGATTACCACCAGTAAAGCCATTTTTACCCGCGCCAAATTTATCCACCTGTGCGGTAGATGTGTCGATACGATGCATGTTTACTCCGGATATCTGAAAATTACGTAGGTATGAGAGGGAGCGAGCTTTTCCAGTACGCACTCTGCGACGGTATCTCCCCAGATGCGCAGGCTGTCTGTGCAGTTACTGATTGCCGTCATCGGCGTTATCTGTGTGGCCACTGGCATATTGACCTGCCAGTAGTAACGCCAGTCGTCGCTATAAAGAGAGTCTGTACAGTCAGAGAGGCAGGTGAACTGGCTCTTGTTGTAACGGGTAATAGTCACCCCGGTATAGCCAAGCGCTTCAAGCTGCCCGAGATAAAAAGCCTCGTTGATACCGCCAGGCAGATTCAGTTTTGCATCCAAACGCTGGCGACGCTGCTGAAGTGTCTGAACGCCAGCAGGGGCGCAACTGTCGGGAAGCCCACTTATCTCTTCATAACGGTCAATCAACTCCGTTACCGATCGGGGGTCGATTTCCAGCATAAGTGCGTCGCCGCGACCGTGAACTGCTGCCAGTGAAGGTGCAAATCCCGTCAGCAGCAGATCGTCTGCATCCCACGCAGGGCCGCGCGGAAGTAGCGCACCAAGCATCTGCCGGTACTGAGCTGTCATGTCCATGAAATAGTCCCTACTACGCCGACCTCACCTTTTGCAATCGACACATCGGCTGCCGGACTGACCAGCGTGTGGCTGTATTCACCCGTTGCGATACTGATTGACTCACTGATGCGTGAAGGTTTAAGCACACCTTCTGGCACGCCATCGCGCAGCATCATTGATCGCAACTCAGCCTCAACGGCATATCGCACTTCCGGAGTATCGGGGTTAAGCCGTATATGAAAATCCACGACATGGGGCGTCGCAGCAAACACATAAATGTCAGCCCCGGCCACCGGTGCGCGCGGTTCAATATAAGACTGCACAGCTGCTACTGTTGCAGCGTCAGGGATGGGATTCATCAGGTCGCTGTTGGCAACCATGACCCCGACCGTTCCCCGTCCGCTCCAGTGCCGGTATGTCCAGGCACGCGTTACGCCAGCCACTTCCTTAGCCCAGACTTCATAATCTCCGTCAGCACCGCCCTGTGGAGTCCAGTACCATCTCTCGATGACACGCGCCCGCCACACTTCAATATCTTCGATATCTGCGCCACCCTGAATACTGTCCGCCTCGCCTGCAGAAGGCAGGCCGGTAATTGGGCTGACAAGTCGCATGGCCAGCCCGTCATCGGTGTTGCCAGCTTTCCCTGCCGTATCACAGATAACAGGAACGCGCAGGACACCGCCTGCCGATTCGGCTTTTGCTGATGTGGTGAAGGAAGTCAGATCGTCACGCTGAATAGTCACGCCTGCAGGAATGGGGATGCCGTCCGTTGCAACGTCCCATCTCGCAAACCCCGTTGCAAACGTGGCCGCCTTGCGCGGGCATCGCTTCATGTTCGCGTGTCGCGTCAGCCAGTCCTCATCCGCAAGGTCTGGCAGAAGGTTGCGCGCCAGATAGTCGATGTAACCATATACGGTATGCACCGCCGCCGCCTGCACACGTCCGTAAACTTCGGCGTCGGTACGTCGCAATACTGCCAGCGTAGTATCGGCTGCTAGGCGGGTAAGGATATCGTTGCGGACGGTGGTGATTAACTGAGGGAGTGTCGGACGGGTAAATCCACTGTCAGCCATTAAGTTCACTCCATAAATCATCAAAGGAAAAAGCCGTGCGGTTGCCGTCTTTCTGGCTGATAACCACTGAGGCGCTTAGCGTATTAATTCCGGTTCGCTCGGCCTTCACATCCACCCGCACCGCCACCCCGTCATCCACCAGCCACTTAAGCGCCTGGCTGATATATTCGCGCGCTTTCAATGGTGTTTTATTGGTGAGCGTCTGGCGACTAAGGAGATAGAGGCGCGAGCCGATACGGTCGTTCTGGACGGTCGGGAAACTGTCGCCCCACCATCCGTTATCCTGCTCAGGGTTGTCGTCAGGCTCGGCCTTTCGCCAGGAGAACAGGGAGATAATCACGGCGCGGGTGAGTGGGTCAGGCGGCCACGTTACGTCACGCTGAATGCCGTTGATGACAATAATCATGACGCCTCCATTTTCTGCGTTGTCGCGTCAGTAGTGCCGCCGCCATCGCCGTTCTCTTCATGCGTATGCCCGTTGTAGGTCTCTCGCATTGCTGACATCGCCAGGCCGCCTGAGTCGCACCTATCTTTAATTTCACCAGTGGACTCGATGTCCATTTCGAATCGTGCCTTTGGCGCATTGGTAAAAGTAATTGGCTTTCCCGCGCCATTGACGATAATCCCTGCCCGGGTCAGCGTGACTGACTGCCCCTGATCGTCATACACCGCCACCTCACCGGACTTAAGATCTTTAATGCGGAAGCGACGGTCAGAGACGACCAGCACCACACCGTGAGATCGGTCACCGTCAAAGTAGGCGGCCACGGCCTCTGCACCGGTAAGCGGCGCTGCGGTAAAGCCATAAGGCTCCATGTGTTCTATATCGCTTTTCCCCTCGCCCCCAGCCATTTCAACCTGAAGCATCTGGCACTTTGTAGCCGTGTTCAGTCCCCGAACCACGGCGCGGGCCAGAAGGTTTGACAGCGCACGTCCCATACCTGAAATCGGGTTAGCCATCAGAAATCATCCTCTTCTTTCTTTTTCTTACGCTTGCCGGGTTTCGCCGGTTCAGGAAGATAAGCATCCGGCGGCCCGACGCGGATTTCGGTCACGGTGCCGTTTTCATCCTGCTGATAGGTCACCTCAGCGATCACCATCTGGCGATTGTTAAAACCAAGGATGGGATCGAAGACAATAACCTGCAGGTTAGGCAGCCAGAGTGAGCCGTCACCCTGTCGCCAGCCCTGCACGGTGTAGGTCACCTCATCGGTACGCGCTGCACGCTGGCGCATCTCAAATTCTGCGCGTGCGCTGCAGGTTGCCGTGGTGGCGTTGCCGGTCTGGCGGATAATCATCGGGCGGTAACGCTTCAGTCCGCCATCAATGGTTTTTGAGCGAATGGCCGTAGTGGTGGCCTCGCCAAAGTCGTCGTCGTTACCCTTACGCTGCCCGGAAACCTGATAGTCGCTGAAACGGTCCCGAATGCTTTTTTCGGTGTCGCAGGAAAGAATGTTTTTACCCAGCACCAGCGCGGTATGTGCCTGCTGGCTGCCGATGCCACCGATAACCAGATTGCCCTGCGCGTTGTCATATGCCAGCGCCTGCTGCAGTCCGAGCATCTTGTTCAGCACGTCCATGACCGTTTCGCCCTGGTCGGCCTGAATTCCCTGAAGCGCACCGGATGCGCCGCCCGCATCCACCACCGTAATGCTGAACGGCTTCGCCAGCTCAGCTGCCACCTGTGCCAGCGAACGACCGGCATACTGTGACGGCGTGGCTGAGCAGTCGATAAGATCAGCCGTTTTGCTGCGCCCTGAAATCCCGGTGCTAATGCTGCGTGCGTCGTACCGGACCGGCGTAGCCTCAACGTAGCCGGTCAGCACTTTATCGGTGCCTATCAGCACCTCAACCATGTCGCCGTTTTTAATGCGGGTACTGCGCACCGCCTGATCGGTATCGCCAGGCCAGCTGCGGGTAATCTCAACGGTGAAGTCGCGGGCAATACGCTCAATGCCAGCCGCGATCCTCACCGATGTCCAGCCGCCCCACTCCTGACCGTTAACGCGAAGAATCACAGTATTGTTCATCGTACCGGCACCCTTAGTGACTGAACCGGTACGAAACCGGGATGGCGTATGCCGTTACGCGCCGTTATGTCACCGGCGCGGGATGCTGAGTCGTACCAGTCGGCAGCCAGTACCAGTGCGGGCGTAACTTGCGAAGGTGTGCGCTCCGTCATGCGCTCGACCTGCTCCAGGCGCGCAGAGATATCACGGTTAACGTCAGTGCGCACGGTGACCAGCGCCTGGTAAAGCCCATCATCTGAAACGCGCTCCATCTCAAGGTCAATGGCCTCATTGAGACTGTCACGCACCTGCGCGAGATCATCCCAGGAAATGACGGTGCTGTTATCAATAGAGGTGGTTACGCCGGAAGATGCGGAAACGGTGGCTGTCGCTGTGGTATCAGTATCTGAAGCCGCACTGCCTGAATCAGTCCGTATGTTGCTGACAGCAGGATGCGATACCACGACCGGCTGCTGCGGGTCCTGCTGGCGCGTGACTGTCCGGTTTACAGGCTGCGGCAGACTGGTGACCGTTGCGGCCGCCTCGCTGATGGCCGTGGTTCGCACCGCCTGCGCAACGTAATTGCGCTGCGTGGCCTGTGCCTGTGCTGTCTTGCTGTCGGTTTTCCAGACGCCGCGCGGGGCCAGGCCCGAATCAACCGTGACGCCGGTCAGCCCCTTAATCATCGACATCAGGTCAGAAGTGTTACCCGTCAGCCGCGTTCCGGCGCGCCACATGGTCTGCAACCGGTTAACAAAGCTCATGCCACTCGACGGCGGGCTGAGCAGCACCGATAAATCGCCCTGCATCAGACGTGATGCGGCGCTGATACCAGAATCAATATACTGAAAGGCGCTGGTTACGGTACTGAACATGCCTGTCGCCTCATCCAGCACACCGTCCTGCAGGAAGTCCGGCAGGCCATCCATACCAAAGGCACCGAACGCCGATGAAATGGCATCATCCAGGAATGAAACTGACGAGGTGAGTTTCTGTCCGGTTGCCAGTCCAGCGGTGGGGAACGACAATTCACCGGATTCAACGAAGCTGAAGCTGACGCGGCACATACGTCCTTCGCTCTGCGAATGGCTGACGCGAACGGCATCATCTACTACCACGGTCATCTCGCCGTAGTAAGGATGAACCAACGTGCATGATCCCGGCTTTTCAATAGCTTCAATCAGCCGGTTACGCTGCTCAAAGAAATCATCGCCAACCAGATAAGCCTGAACGCTGAATCGGCGTGTCGCGCGGCCCAAATCTTCCGCCCACGGTTTGTCGCGATTGGGGTACTCATGCACCTGTACGCGGCGGCCAAAGGTTGCCTCATCGCTGTCTACCTTAAACGCAATGCCCCGCAGTGAGGCATCCTGCAGATTGTCTTTCCAGCTCATGGCTAGCTCCGGGCGTAAAAAAACCCGCCGGAGCGGGTTGCTTTGAAAATAAGCTTTAGCTATTTGGGTTCTGAAGCGGTGCATTCAACTTCATGAATGCCGCTTTTAGCATTTGAACTAACGCCAGCTTTTACTTTGCCACTTTTCATAATGGTGATAAAAAACTGGCCGCCAGGCATGGTAAGCCCGAAATTAACTCCACTAACCTCTTTTGAATCCCAGTCGTCATTTGGATGTTCAAATGTAAGCCAGCTTAGGTCAGCGTTTTTCGGTGAGCCACTTTCAAATAAATACGTCCCAATGCTCTCGCCAATAGTATAAGACGGCTTGGTTACAATAAGCCTGCCGCTCGCGGATGGAGCTAAGCAAGACAGCTCCAGTGATATTGATACTGGCTCATTGCTATCCACTGATGATTTGATTTCATTAACAAAACTTGTCGTTAATTTGTTATCTTTTGCAAACGAAGATGTTGTTAGAGCTGATAAAACCATAGCTATAGCTAATTTTTTCATGCCTGTCGCCAATAAATAGTCATGTTTATCAGTATTTATACCATATCAATATTCAGCGGAATTAATTGTTACCGCTAAAACGATTATACCCAACATCATAGCTAAGCCATGGAGTCGCATTTCCTGCTGGAGTAGCAACACGCATGCCCTGTGGCGCATTCTCAAAATTGACCTTCAACTCTCCCGCCTGCGGTCGACCAGCAGAGGATGGTCGATCAAGGCCTACTTTTGGATCGTACCGTCCTTCAGGGATAGGATTATCCATTCCCAGAATTTCACGCAGTCTCGGGAAAAAGCCGTTATATCCTCTCTCCCGCTCCTGTGACTGCATGCGATTAACCAGAAATTCGCCCTTGCTTACGCCCTGCGCAGTTGCCTGTTTGTCCAAATCCTGCAACTGCTTCAGAAGTGAGATAGCTATGCCAATCGTGATGGTCATTGCGCCAAACCGGCTGATTGTACCCAGCAAGCCAGAAAACGAACTCGCAAGAGTTACTGCCTGTTGGAGAGATCCAATCGTTTTAATGGCGAAAGAACCGGCCATTACCGCACCGATTCCCTCAATAACGGTTTGCCATCCCCCCATTTCCTGAGCGACATTATCTATTTCAGTCCAGACCTGTTTAACGACCGGGCCAACCTGATCCCAGTTGTTGATTATCAGCAAGGCACCGGCAGCAAGTGCAGCTATAGCCAATTTGGCAGGCGACAGATTCATTACCATATTAAGCACTTTGAAAGACTGCGAAACGGTCCCGACCGCCGCACCCACTGCAATCAGAGAGATAGCGAATTTCGCAACCGACCTGACCAGCTCTGGGTTATCCCTGACAAACTTTTCCGTTTGCTTTATGTAGGGCATGAGCGCAACAACGCCCTGCTTAAGCTGAGGTGTGAGTGCATCACCCAGCGCCAGGCTTACAGCAGTTATGCCATTCTGCATCAGCGTGAGTTTGTTTTCGGTAGTGTCTGCACGGGAGTCATACTCCTTTTGCATTGAGCCAGCATACTGCTGTGCATCAGCAACCTTACCGAAGTTTTTGCGAAGCAGGTCGAGATTGTTAAGAAGCGGTGCAATAGCCTTTATCGACTCTCTTCCGAACAGCCATTCGAGTGCTTTTGATTTGCTTTCTTCAGGAAGATTTTTAATCCCTTCCAGCACCTTAAGCATGGTCGCTTTTGAGTCCTTCACCATGCCACTGGCGAGAGACTTAGGCGTCATCCCGATTTTTTTCAGGACCTTTTTAGCATTACCGGTATTGGCATTGGAGAGCGAAAGCATGAAGTTCTGAATGCCGGTACTGGCTACTTCAGACTGGACACCCATCCCTGCGATGGTTGCACCCAGCGCGGCAAGATTTCCCGTTGAAACGTGGTTGACCGCCGCGAGTGAGCCCACGCTCGTGACTATTTCAGAGATTTTAGCTGCGCTGGCAGGGCCGGTATTACCGAGGTAGTTCACCTTGTCCGCCAGTCCTACAACATCTTTCTGCGTCATTTTGAAAGCGGTTCGCCAGGTCGCCATCATCTGACCGGACTCTTCCGCAGTCTGATCAAACGCAATACCCATTTTGGCCGCATCTTCTGCAAATCTGACAAGTTCACCTCGGGAGATGCCAGCCTGACCTGCTGCGGCAACAATCTGACCGATACCGTCTGCCGTGATCGGCAGTTTTGTTGACAGATCAATAACGTCCTGGCTCATTTTCCTGAAAGCGTCAGCGTTATCCAGACCGTCAACGACCTTGCGGATATCAGCCATTGTTGATTCGAACTTAATGGCCTGATTTACAGGGATAGCCAGCGCACCCAGGATGGATGCGCCAATAGCAGTTGCTCCAACAGCCAGCGAAGAGAATTCCTTCTGAAACCCCTTCAGCTGGCGCTGCATGCCTTTCATCGGGCCGGTGAGTTGATCAACGGCTGTGATTATGGCCTTTAACTGGAAGCTGTCAGCCATTCTTTATTTCCTCGCTTATGCGTACTGCTTCTTCCTCAAGCTCCAGAAAATCGGAAAGAGCTGACCGCTTCAGTTCAAGAGGGTTTATTCGCCAGAAGTGAGCGACGTTGTAACATCGCTGCCGGAGATTTCTCCCGCTTCCGAGCCGGTAAAAAAACCCAGAATCGTCATTGAGGCTTTGAAAATATCAATCTTCGCCATCTGGCTGGCAGATGAACGCGGAACCCCGGCCAGCACCGGGATATAGCGCAGCGATACCGAACTATCGATTTTGATATTTCCTTCACTGCCAATGGTGAACGGAAAGCCGATCTGCTCAATCTCATCGAAAGATGGCTCACGCAGCTCCAGCACATGAAGGGTTTCGTCATGTGCCGTAATAGGTTTTGAAAGTTTCAGTTCACTCACTGATAAAATCCTTCTGAGCCGTGGAATTCGAGGTCTACCGTACCCTCTTCCGCATTGTGGTTAGCTTCACCGAACTGGAACGCTTCGGACAGCACGTAAACCATGCCGTTAGCCAGTTCGGCAGTGATGGTCATCTGGTCTGAATCCATCAGCTTGGTGACCGGAAACGCCTTCGGAACCTTGAAGGTGCCTTTGACGTAAGGCGCACGGTGCGTTTCTTTGTAATCCACGTCACCGGCCAGGCCGATCACGTCATCACGCACTTTGGTGTTCATCGGCACCTCAATGCCGCCGGTCAGCGACAGCTGCTGGCCGTCCACCTTGACGTATGCTGTACCCGCAATTTTTGCCATTACGCGGTCTCCTCGCTGTATTGCAGACGGAACTGATTAAGCAGCGCAAACACGCGCAACTGGTTGACGTAATCCGGTGGGAACAGGACGTCCACACGGGTTGGGTCACTGACGTTGCGCTCTACCACAAGATGCTGCTTGAAGAGATCGAAGTTCTCCACGATCCCCGCCCGCTCCATCGTGCGGTAGCTGGCGCACATCTCACCCTTCAGCACTGCAGGCGTCACAATGGCCTGACCCGGACCGAAGCGCGTACCGTCATTCGCCAGCTTGTGGCGCGGGTACTTACTGGTAATGATGCTTTTCAACTGACGGATAACGTAAGCGCTGGTATGCAGCGTTTCACTGTCCAGGTAGCTGTTGTCCGCCACGCCATAGGCGTTTTTCTGATAGGTGGTAATATCGCGCTGAATGCGTAGCACGCCGCTCTCAGCGTAGGCCGTGGCAATACCGTGCTTCAGCAGCGACTGCTGCTCAGTCAGGGTAAAACGGCTGCCTGCCGGTGCCGGTAATGCGCCGTTCAGCTCACCGGTCTGAGTCGGTCGGGCCGGGTCATTGCGGATAAATACCGCGTTACGGGCGGTACGCAGCGCGACCAGCTCATCTGCTGCTGTCTGAACAGCAAGCTCATAACCGGCAACGGTAATATGCTGGTTGTTCATAGTGTCACCGAAGGTCACCAGGTCGGAGAGCGTGCCGATTTTTGCCGTGTAGACGTGACCGTAAAGCTGTCGTGCATAGCCCCAGCGCCCGGAAGAATCGTTCATTTCCAGCGCCAGCGTCGCCAGCGAGGCGGAATCACTGAACGGCGTGCCGATGAAGTCAAACGGCTCATCGCCCATCGCGGCCACGGTTGCAGTCAGTGACGGTGAACCCGTACCGCCTGCCATCGCAGCAATAACAGCGTTAACCCCGTCAGGCGTGGTTTCGCTCCCTACGGTGCCGTAGTAGTTCAGCGCCAGAGGAATGCTGTTGCCGGTAAGCCCCTTGTGGCGGGCAGTGAGCGTCACCACACCAGCTGCTGCTGCTGCTGCTGCTGCTGCTGTCACGGGCAGGTCTGCGTTAGCGTTAATTGCGGCTGCAAGTGTGGCGGCCACTGCTGCAGGGGAATCGCCGGTTACCACATCGGCCTGAACGCGTACCGCGCCAATATAAAGGCTCAGCGAACCTGACGCCTGTGCGTTGCCGGTTAGCGTCACAGTCCCTTTGGCGGTCTCGCCATCAGGCTCAGTTACCGCGATAACCCACAGCTCACCAAATGGATCGACGGCACGATAGCGCGCCACCATACGGGCTAACTGGCTGCCTCGACCTGCAACCTTACCCGCCAGTGCCGCTGACGGCATGATGGTGAGCTTATTTTTAACGATGGAGCTGTCGGCAGAGGCAAAGCCAATCAGCAGCGATGGGCCGCTATCTTGCGTGGTGTTCGCTTCGCTGTTGTCCATCTCCGCCCAGAACAATGGCACACGGAGGTCTGACGGAATATTGGGGAACGAGACTGACATTATTCACCGCCCTTTTTCTTGGCGTCAGCTGCGGGCTTTTCTTCTTCCGCACTGACTTCTTCGACATCACCATCCGCAATGCGGCGGTGCCAGTAGCTGCTCTCTTCGACGTTCCGGCCTTCTGAAGGCAGCAGATCGCCCCGGACAGGGTCAGGGACTGACCGCCCGCGTTTGGGTCTGAGTTGCATGATTTACTCGCTGAGGTTGATTTTGGTGTGGTGCTCAATGATGCCGTCAGGCCCGTTACCCGGATCGATATAGTCAACGTCGATTTCGACCGTTTTCAATTCATCCAGGGCGTCAAGGTCATCCTGCTGGCGCGTGTCCTCTTCAGTGATTTCCCGCGTCAGCATGAATTCAAACTGGTAGTAGAGTCGGCCCCGGTCCATATCCAGAAGCTGTCCGCCGGAATACGCCACCGGGCCTGCATCTGAATCAGGTTCCCAGCCCAGCAGCGCCTTCCAGATTTGTTGCCGGACATCATGCACGGCGTCATAACCGGCTGCCTGACCGCGCTCGTCGCGCGTATTGTCCAGCACCACGACTACCGCAAATCCTTCGGTCACATTCTGCCAGTAGTCAGTGAGAGACTTCTGCTCTGCAGTGACGTCTTCTGTCGGCACGACATACGCCGCCGGCAGACGCATCTTTCCGGTTTCGGGGATAGACTTGAATTCAGCCGCCCCGGCTACGTTACCCACGAACATCGGACATCGTGCCCGGAGAGCGGCGATCACCAGTGATAGCTTCATTTCTTTTTCCTTTCAGGACGAAGGGAGGTGCGTAGCGCACGGGTCAGCACATAACGTGTCCACGTTTTGCGCGCCTCCAGCACTTCGGTCATGTAGTTTTTGCGTGGCGCAACAAGCCAGCCATTGCCACCGGACTTGCCCTTGTGGTGACTCTTTTTGCGCTTAGACCCACGCTTGATGCCGTAGAACAGAAACGCGGGGTAAAAGTCACCCTCAATGAGGCGGTTGCCCTCGCCCCGCTTCTGGTTTGGCGCTATGCGCACCATCAGGCCCGGACGGCTTTTTGATGCGCGGGGAACGTAATAGCCGATGGACCGCGCCAGCCTGCCGGTTCTGAATCCCGGATACTCGCCCGGAGCAGAACGGCCACGACGCATGACCAAGCGCCGGGCATCACGCATATGCACCTGACCAATCTGAATAAAGGCGCGGCGCATTTTGGCCCGGTTGAAAACGAGGTCTTTTGGCTGCTGAAAATCAACGTGCAGAAGCGGCTTAGCCATAAATCTCTCCTTCACGCTCCACATCGCCCAGCTCCTCGCACTCCAGCAGCAGATAGCGACCGGCAGAGTTGAGGTCGCGCAAGCGCTTAACTCGATACACGTAGCCGCTGTAAACCACCTCAAAATCGGAAGTGATGCCCCGGCGGTAACGGATAGTCATGTAGTGGGTTATGGTGTCATCAGCCTGAACGGATTCGTGATAGGTGGTAGCACCCACCTGCCGGACCTTCGCCCACACGCCCTTTTCATTCTGATAGACCGACTCTGTACCGTAATCAGCTGCTGCCTGGTCGATGCGCTGGCGCAGGTGAATACGCTTATTCAGCTCACCGGGATCGGGCAGCGTGTAAACGGCACTGGTATTTGATGAGCGTCGCTGCATGCTAATACCCCGACACCGGCAGACGCCGCGAATAGAGCAGGAACTCAAACGCCTGCGGCGTCTCCGTCATTTCCAGCTCTGACACTGAACTGCGATGCTCATACCAGTGACTGACCAGCATCAGCAGGGCAAGCCGGATATCTTCGGTAATGACCATGCCGTCCGTATCAAGCGGTGCAATATCTGCCACCGTTTTATAAAGATTGCGGTTGAGGTAGGTCACAGCCTTTGCCTCAGCGGCCAGCGCAAAAAGCTCAAGCAGCCTATCTTCTTCCGTGAAATCGCTCTCCAGTCGGCACTGCTGTTTAATTTCTTCAAGTGTCAGCAGCATGACAACGCCTTATTTTTTGGCTTTTTCCTTCGCCTCAGCTGCAGCTTTCGCGCTGGCTTCAGCATCCGCTTTTTCCTGCGCTTCAGCAGCGGCCTTTGCTTTGGCCTCTTCTTCAGCCTTCGTAAGCGCTTCGGCTTTTTCCTTCGCCTCAGCTGCCACTTTCTCTGCTGCGTTGTCATCCACCTCACTGGCATAGCCCAGCTTAATCAGCTCGCGACCGTGCTGTTCGGTGGTCTCAATGGTGTTGCCTTCGGACACAACCGTGCCGCCGAAGTAATTCGGTTTAATCAAAAGCAGTTTCATATGTAACTCCCGGAAAGGCAGCCCAGAGGCCGCCGTTGCTGTTATGCAGCTGCAGCAGGTGCGGTGAAGGAACCGTAAACGAACGCTTCAGGACGCTTAACGGCCAGCGCCAGACGCTCTTCACAACGGATTGAGATCATGTTTTTCTCAAAGTCGTCGGCGTTTTCAGTGGAGATAACCACGTTGGCATCTTCGCGATCGAAAATCTGCGCACCGGCATTGAATGCGCCGGTCATGAATTTACCCTGGAAAGCAGCCGCTTCGGTCGCGACTACCGGCAGCCCCCATAGCGTAGGACCGGCCAGCCCAGCCGGGTTCGCCAGAATGTAACGCCCCAGAGAATCCTTAGTCAGCTCGATCTTCGCCCAGTCCATGAAGTGCAGTACATGGCCGGACGCCGGGAAGCGTGCCAGCTGCGCCTGCAGCATAGCCAGTCGCAGGTCGTCGATACCGGTCTGATTCGCCACACTGAAAGCGGGAGCATATGCAGATGCCTGCGGCACGATGCCATTCAGGTGCGTGCCGGTGCCGTCACCGAACAAAATCTCCTGCTCTTCAACGTACTTAAGGCCGTAGCGTAGCTCAGCATCAATCGTCGACTGCAGCTGTGGCATATCATCCAGAATCTGCTTTGCGGCTTTGAACAGGTGCGCGATGGTACGGACTGGCGTGATTTTTTCCGCAAAAGTGATACCGCTATACGGTTTGGTGGTGTTCTCAGCGACCGTCGCTGCATTATTGGTAAAGCCGGTCTGCTGAACCCAGTAGATGGTATTGGACTCAGTGCGCCCCGGTGCAATAAGGTCGCGGATAAACAGGCGCTGTTTCGGCTGCTGATCGATGCCCGGCAGGCGGTCTGGCGCTACGACCTGACCCGGCACGTTAACGGACAGCAGCGCGGCCTTAACCGGAATACTAAGGCGCTTGTTACCTTCGATACTCGCCGAAAAAGCTTTCAGCGCTTCGGAAGAAATAACCTGGCTACCTACGGTTTCGATAACGCCTTTAGCATTTGCCAGCGGCATCTGCGCAACGTGTTGTTCCAGATCACCAAGCGCGGCCTTCAGCGTTTTTTCTGCTTCACGCATGGCGTTAAGCTCACTCGCCATTTTATCCACTGCCGCTTTGGTCTCAGTTGACAGCGAACCAGATTTTTTCGCCTCAGTCAGCGCTTCCTCAGCTTTCGCATTAAACTTGCCGCTGGCTTCGTTGATGCTGGCAGTAACCTGCTTCAGTACTTCATTTACTTCAGACATTGTTGATCCTTATTTGCCGAACGCGGCCAGCGCGTTTTTAAGTTGTGCAATATTTTCGGGGTTGATTTCGTCGGTAGCGCCCGGCATACCTTCAGGGGTGGCAGCAGCGCCAGGCTTGCCGCCGGTTAATGCTTTAAGAAGTTTTCGACGCTCGGAGCGCGGTGCATCGGTTTTTGCCAGCATCGCGTCCAGCTTGCGCAGCGCAGCTGCAGGACTATCGTCGCCGTCAGCAATCTCATCTGCCGCCAGCAGGCGATCTGCAAAACCTTTTTCAACCGCATCGCTGCCGCCGATATAGGTTTCCGCATCCATCATCGCGTCGATGGTGGCGGCATCCAGACCGGTCCGAGCGCTATAGATATCGTTCATCGCCTTATCAAAAGGCACCATGTCCGCCGCAATCTGCTGCAGGTCGTGACGGTTGCCCATCGCATACACCCAGCAGTTATGGATCATCAGGAAAGCACCGCGACCGATCTGCACCTCATCACCGGCCATCGCGATAATCGACGCTGCAGAAGCAGCGAGGCCCAGCACCTTGACGGTGACTTTCCCTTCGTACTCACGCAGCAGGTTATAAATCGCCAGGCCTTCAAACATGTCGCCGCCTGGCGAGTTAATATTTACGGTTACGTCAGAACCGCCGATTGATCGGAGCGCGGCAGCAATGCGACTGGCGGTAACGCCGTCGCCGTACCAGTCAGCGCCAATGACGTCGAATACCGAAATGCTGTTGTCATCACTCTTTGCGGCCTTGATGCCGCCGTTCCAGCGCTCCATTGCAGAAGACGGCAGATCGCGATTTTCGCGCGCAAAAGGCCGCCCCTCCGGCGCTGCCGGAAGACTTTTTACTGTCATTGGGGGTGCTCCTAAGCCGCCTGTTTAAGCGGTGATTGTTCGAAAGGAATGTCCGGGAAAACGGCGTTGTGAACTTCACGCAACAGCGTGGCCCTTGCGGCGGTGCTGTTTTTGCGTAAGTCTTCAAGCGGTGTCAGATTCAGCTGCACGGTGTAGATATCACCACCTTCAATCGGCGGCAGATTTTCCAGACGGCGCACGTCATTACGGGACATCCAGCCGTTCTGCAGCGCGGTGGTGTAATAAGCGGAGCGTCCGGCGCTGTCGGCACGAAGCAAGCCTTCAACGGAGAACTCAGCAAACAGGTCTTCATCACCGTTCAGCAGGCAGCGTGATATCTCCTGCTCAATGTTCACAAGCATCGGCCGAAGCGTATTTGTCAGGAACAGCAGGTTCATGCCTTCAACGCTCGACGCCCAGCTACTCTGCTTATCAACGTGACCGACCATAAACGGCGGCACGCGGAACCAGCGGCAGATTTCCTCAATACTGAATGATCGTGACTCCAGCATCTGAGCATCTTCAGGGTTAAGGGTGATGCCCTGGTAGGACATGTCGCCCTCAAGAACCATCACCTTGCCCGCGTTTTTCGAACCGACGAACCGGTTAAGGTTTTCGCGATTTTTTTGGCGCTGCTCTTTGGTCAGTAGGTTCTTTGACAGAAAGAAGCCTGACGTCTGAATACCGTTTTCAAAAATTTTTGCGGCTGATTCTTCGACCGCCATCGCTGCGCCAAACACGTCGCGCCCTGTGCGCATCGGCATCATCCCGCAGACGCCATCCAGACCAAAGCCCCGAATGTGCATCATATTTTTAACCGGGATGATGCGCTTCACGCCCTTCTCTGTGTAGGTGTACTGCAGTTCGCCGCTGTCGAGCCGCTCAACCTTCATACACTGAGGAAGTAGCGGAACCAGAGAGACCAGCTTCAGGCCGATCATCTTTTTCTCAACGTAGGCATTACCACGCAGGCAGATGCTGGCAACCACCATCAGCATGAAGCGCGAAGGCGTCATTTCGCTGTTCGGACGGCGGCACAGTAACTGATAGGCCGGATGATTAAGCGCCAGCTTGCGGGAGCCGTCAGCTGCTCTTTCATATACTTTCATCGGCAGAGTTGAAACTGACTCACTCAGCAGGCGTACACAGGCCCAGACAGAGGCCAGCGCCAGCGCTTTCTCTGCTGTCACTACCTTTCCGCTGCTGCTTGTGCCGTACCATTCCTGCCAGAACGCAGCATCGTTCAGTCCGATTGACTCACCGAGCCAGTTAACAATCGCGCTCTTAATGCGACCCGGCTGTTTTTTTTCCTTCATCAGATACCTACCATGATCGGGTCATCAAAAAAGTCATCAGGATCGCCGCTGTCCACCAGCACCGCATCCTCTGCTGCACCGATTGCCATAGCGGAAGCCACCACGCCGTCGATACGGCCGGTACTTTTCTTCTTGGCAAATATGCGGTTGTCCTTCTGGTCAGCCTCAAGAACCGCAGAGGCTGCATTCCAGCGCAGGCAGGGATTAGGCCGGATAACGAGAACCCGGTTATTCAGGTGTTCTTCAAACAACTCAATTGATCGCGGCATCCAAAGCCCGGACTCCTGCGCCTTATAAAACCCTTGTCCGTGTGGAACAAGGTCAACGCTCACAGACTCGCTTTCGAGCTCTGGTTCCAGATACTTGATACGGTACTGGTCAAACGCGATGCACTTAATATCATATCTGGCTGCCAGCTCACCGATGCGCACCGCCACAAAACCGTAGTTGACTGCCTTACCCGGTGGTGCGTGAATGAAGCCATTACGCAGCCAGGCGTCATAGGGAACGTGGTCAGTTTTGGCTCTCTCCAGCAGGGAATCTTTCGGCGTCCAAAACTCAACTAATAGCTTTTTGGATTTCGGAAAGTAAAGCGCCAACGCTGTCAGATCGCGGGAGCCTGAGAGGTCCAGCCCGCCATAGCACTCTTCGCCCGCCAAATCTTCCGGGTCAAACTCCTGTTCGCACTTCATCCAGGTGTCGCTGTCAATCCACGGATCGGACGCTTCCACCCACTGGCAGAAGTTCAGGCGTCGGACAATGCTCTCTTTTGATGGCATGCCGCGGGCCTGCGTCACCTGCTCCCGCAGGTATTTATGCGTGAAAGTCTGACCCAGCGACGGGTTAGCTTTACCCCAGCAGGCTTCATCTTTAAACGGGTCGTCGCCCTCATCCAGCGAACAGATGAAGCTGAAAAAGCTGTCATCGACCAAATCACCCGCTGCCACCTTGCGACCGTATTCGTGATATTCGAAACAGACACTGGTTTTATCGTGGCCGCTGTTGGTAATGAGGAACATCAGCGCCTGACGGCGGCCCTTTGTACCAGCGCGCATCATCTCTACAACGGCGTTTGTTTTGTGCTCATGCACTTCGTCAATCAGTGCGCCGTGCGGGCGCGGGCCTGACTGACCATCATCAGAGCTGATCGGCTTAAAGAAAGAGCCTGTCTGCAGGAACGCAAGGTTCCACACGTTAAGCCCGGTGCCGGATTTAGTGATGCGCTGTGCCAGCGCGGGCGACTGATCGACCATCGTTACCGCATCGCGGAACAGGATCATGGCCTGGTCTTTTTTCGTGGCCGCCGCGTAGACTTCGGCGCGGGGCTCTTTGTCTGCCATCAGCAGGTAAAGACCTACACCACCTGCCAGAGGCGATTTACCGGAACCTTTACCCGACTCGATATAACTCATGCGAAAGCGGCGTGTTCCGTCTTCCGCCTTCCAGCCGAACAGGGAGCCAACAATGAAACACTGCCACGGTAGCAGGATAAAAGGTTTACCCTCATGCTCACCGCCGTTGAGCTTCAGAACCTGAGCGAAGAAATTAACGACGCGAGTTACAGCTTCAACATCCCAGAACAGGCCACGCTTCGGACCCTCTTCCAGATCGCGAAGGTGGCGTGCGCAGGCAGCGCGGATGTCTGGCCCGGCTATTACCGCTCCGCTGGTTACATCCATTGCATATTGCGTCGCCGGATCAACCGAAGAACTGGTTGAGCGGGTCTTCTTCTTTTTCTCCACCATTCACGTTCACCTTTGACCGGGCAGCCGGTGTCAGGCCGAACTCTACCAGGTAGCTTTTAAATCGCCGGTCTGCATCAGCCAGCATTGAAACAGCCGGGTTGGCCTTTATCAGAAATCCGCCTTCGGTCTGAACTGTATAGGTTCTGCCTTCCTCAGCAATCGTGATCCGTAACTGAAGAATGTCGGCGTAGATATCGCAGAGCCTTTCCAGCGCCAGCACATCGGCAACGGTCAGCACGCCCATACCGTCAAGCAGAACGGTCAGCTTTCCCCACGCAACCTTTCCCCAGTCGGTGAGGTGTGAAGGCGGGCTCGGGATTTCTCGTGCGGGTGCAGGTTCCTTGTCGTTGAGTTTTCGCTTACCCGGATTGCCGGTAACGACCTTAAGGTGGGTCGGCTTTGGTCGTCTTCCGGCCATAAAAACCTCCCAGAAAAAAACTTTTCATTTCGCGGTTGTGCATAAAAAGGGGGGCGGGCGGTCAGGAGGTCGTTAGCCCCTGAACTCTGCACCCGCCCTCCCCGATGGTGATGATAATCGTTCTCATCTGACCACGCCTCTCATCGCCCTCAATGATAAATGATATTCATTCTCATTTGCGCCAATGTGATGACGGGTCGAGTGGCATGCCGTTCTCATCGCACCCTATGACGTGTCCGCGCTTCTCTTCACGTTGCTTGGTCGAGTCATGATGCTGCTTGCAGAGGGGTTGCCAGTTGGCCTTGTCCCAGAATAGCTTCTGAGCCTTCGCTATCTCGTCCTGCTTGCCGCCATTGATGGCTTCCTTGAGCCTGTGTGGCTTGATGTGATCAACGACAGCAGCAGCCACTGCTCTGCCCTGCCGGTGACACATGGCGCAGAGAGGATGCGATTTGAGGAATGAGAGTCTGGCTTTATCCCAGCGGCTGTTATAGATGCGTGGCCCGGACATCAGAGTTTCCTGCTGGCTGGATGCGTTAAACCCCCGGAACTGGTGAGACCACCAGCCGATGATTCTTCGTGTTTATGCTGAAGAATGTACTAAGTGAATGCAGTTTTAAGCACAAAATAAAAAAGCCGCTGATTAGCGGCTTTTTAGCTGTTACTGTTAACTATTCCCGGGTAGGTATTCCCCACCGAATTGCTGTACCAAATTTTTGGTTATCGTATGTGACGCTTCTAAATCAGACTTACTTTCAGCCCATTCAAACACCACGAGAACATCGTCAAAAACTTGATTGACTGTTACATCATGAAGATCTGAGTTACGGAAAGCGTTTTTTAGTTCACGTTTAAATTCATCAAAATTTGACATGTCACTAAAGTGGCATTTGCCTTGGTCCGGAAGGTTTTTCATATAAATCTCCTTTAGAAAAAAGAAGCTTACATCAGTTTCTCAGCTCTTCACAGCGTGGCTAACCATTACTCTTCGAAGATAGATAAGATACCAACAAACCGCTTAGAGGTATCTTAAATATCAGTTGTAATCATAGTGCTCAAAAGCCGTGATAGTCATGAATTGATTTGCTTGTGGAACGTAACCATAAGGTTCATTACCCAGCTCAGGTTCGTAGACGCAATAATGAAATTCAAAATCATCTTCATTGCGTTCGAAGGGCCGACTGGCATCTAAAAAATGAACATTCAGGTTTGCAGGAATGTTCAGCCTTAAGGATTCAGACACAGCATTGACGTTCACAAAAAACCAATTTGAATTAAAATACTGTGCTGTAGAGACAAGGTCATTTAAGTAGTTGACTTGGCTTAAATTTTGATTGGTCAAATCAACATAGATATAACGCGTGCTTCCACTTAAATCATGCTTTAAAAGGAGTAAGTCGTATTTCCCATAACTATCCCATTTCCTGAAGTTGTTTAAAAACATTAGTTTCCCCTCTGTATTGGAGGCATGATTCTACAATCATGTTTAGTGATTGAGAAGACTCATCCCTACCTCAAGAGGTTGCGCAACAATCCACTTTAAATTGATCGTTAATACCCTAATGCCAAATTAGTCATTTCTGCTCCAGCGACCTGATCGCAGCGCGGTCAATGTTGCACTGACCGAGCGCCCCATAAAGCTCTGCATTAAGCCCAACGCTGTCGCCAAAGCTCATTAGGTCAGGAACGGCCGGAATATTAATCGGACTGGTTAGCTCCGCTGGCAGGCTTAGCTGATGCTGCTTTACTGTCCGGTACTCCACCAGCGGCTTTTGCTGCGTCGCGCAGCCTGTCAGCAGCATCAGGGGGAACAGGAGCAACAGCACACTTGTCCGCCGTAAGGTAACGCTTAATTTCATTCTGTAGTTTCCGGTTCTGCTGGGCTGTTACAGCACGCTGCTCGGTGACCTGACTCATCACATCGTTTTGCTGCTTAACTGCTGTTACCAGCTCAGTGACGCTTGATGCCAGTCCATCGTTCTTAGAGCGCAGGTCGTTAATCTGCTCGTCTTTGCTGTTTGCCAACTTCTCAAGCCTGTCGTTCGTTGCCTTCAGCTGTGAATTACTGGCGTTCAGTCCCCACAGCGCCACGCAAATAAGACCGATGATGACCAGACCTGAATTGTTTCGGATAAAGCCGATTACGTTGAACATAGAATCCCCTTAGATTTTGATAAGCGGGATTTCCGGTCGTCCAGACCATTGGTGCCACCGTTAATGAGTCTGGTGATGCGGGTAACATCATCAGAGTCTGCCAGCTCGTTTAATCCGTGATTCTTCCACCATGCCGCTGCTGACATCGCAGCAAAGCGATAGCCCAGCAATAAATCAGGGTTTGCCACTACATCAGCGCCCAGTTGTTTAACCAGCGCCTCATAGTTTGCCTTGCCGGTTATTTGAATCAGACCACGACCACGATAGCGGTAACCATCTCCCGAATTAACATCACCATTACCGTTACGGTTTGCGTAAATGATGCTGGCGATCATCTTCTGGTTAGCTGGGTGCATCGCATTACGACCATAAGCGCGGGCCTGTTCGGCAGTGATGCGCTTGCCAAACATTGCAGTCAGTGCGTTCTCGCTATAGTTCAGCCCTTCTTCCACCTTCAGGAACCCGGCTGACTCATGCCCCGTCTGCGCCAGAAAGTGAGCCTGCCGTAATTGCGTGCTTATCTGGAACGCTGAGAGACTTGCCGCTATATGTGGATACCAGGCATCACGCAGCGCATTGCTTACGCCGGTGGCACGCTGAAAACTACTGGCTGTCAGCATTACTGTCTCCCAATCGCTTATCTATCTGGTGGCGAATCTTCGATGAGACATAGTCCACACCGAGGAAGCCAAGGAAGACCGCCGCAACCCGCGTAATGTCTTCGCCGAAATGCCAGTTGAGTGCCGACCCAATGACCTGCAGTGTTGGCTGCAGGAAGAATGCAAAGACACTACACATGGCCGCATCAAGCAGACGTCGTGACCATGTGTCTTTGCCAACATAAGTAGCTCTCAGAATTGCCATGACTCCGGCCAGACCCGCATAGCCGGATTCGTTTTTGTGGGCATATAGCCAGGCAATCAGGCTTGCCCAGAACCCAACGTCTTTGTCCGGCATGCGTTTCATCCTCACCTCCGTGATTACGGTCGGTGCTGTCTGTTGTTTGAAGTAAGTGCACCCGAGCCTGATAAAGGGGGGGGTGCAATAAAGTGCGAGCTAAAAAATCGTAAAGGTTCTCTTTGTAAAGAATTATTGAGATAATTAGAGCTCCCTAATTTCTTAGGAAAAAATGATGGACGCAAAAAAATTATTAGACGCAATTATAAATGATGTAGAAGAAGTAAAAGAATCGAGAGTAGCTGCTATAGAAACGGAGAATCTATTAACATACTTGCGAGGCATTGACGTTGATAGCTTTAATGATCGTCCTGAATTTGATCTCGAAATAATGAAGCATACGAATCAAGCATCGCTTGAAGAATACAAAACAATAAATGCTTTTCAGATCGAGACTTTCAAATCAGTGATCACTGTTGGAGCCAATGCTTGCCGTGCATTTATGATCATGAACGGAGGCGCAGCAATCGCACTTTTGGCTTTTCTCGGCAACATTTGGGAAAAAGACTCTGCGCCAGCTGCTTCAAAAGCAATAGCGCTTTCTTTAGCAATTTTTTGTGCTGGGGTTTTAGCGTCAGGGTTATGTGCGGGCCTAACGTATTTTGCGCAGAGTGCATACGGAAACTCTGAGCTTGCCAAAAACAAAAAATGGGCCCTGAGTGGGCAGATTTTAAACGTTTTAGCATGTATATCAGGATTTATTTCACTTGTAGCTTTTGGTTTCGGCTCGTTCAGTGCTTATGAAGCAATGGATGCACAATTATTAAAACTCAAATAACAACTGTCTTTTTAACTAAAAAACCCCTGACGCAAAAGCGGTAAGTGCCTTGCCCGTCGGCAACAGGGGTAATTCTTCTATCCCTTACAGGGGATAATCTTTTACTCATCCCTTGCAGGGGATAAACCAATAAAAAAGCCCCGCAAGCTGGTGAGGCTGCGAGGCTTTCTGACATCAACTTAATATGCAACTGACCCGCCATCAGCGAACCAGATAATTCTTTTTAGTGCGGGAGACTCATAAAATCCCCACTATGAGAAGATATTAATCCATTCCCGGACAAAAGCAACAGTTATCTTTGGTCTGATACTTTTCATGCACGGGTGATTTTCTGGAAGGTCTGGTCAGCGTGAGACTCTTCCTCCTCCAGCTTAACCACCAGCGAATCAAAGAAAGGCTTCCAGTTGCGGTTCCAGGTTCTCTCCTGCAGGTCAGGTATCAGCACCCGGATCGCTCTGAATGCTTTTGTACCGGGCGAACGCGCAAATCCTCTGCCACCACACCGATCACAATTCTTCTCAACGATGGAATTAGTCTGCCTGGACATCTCGATATCACGCACGCGGCCAGTACCATTACAGCGGCACCGCTCTGTCACTGTGCCCTTGCCGTGACATGTCACGCATATCTTTTCCAGCGTCTCCAGCCGGTATTTTGGAGGAACGTAATTATCGTTATCAGGCGTTGAGCAGCCAGGGTGAATCATCACATGCTCAATGCTGTTCATAATGCCACGGCCATCACAGTCGGGGCATGAGTGGGTAGTTGATGCAGAGCGGACATAATCTTCATATGCCAGCTTGGATAGAACTCTGATACAGGAAGGCAGCTTTGAGCCAGCTCCTTTCAGAACGAGCTTTGGCGTTAAGCGCCGGGCATGCACCATCAGAAGACCTATGACGCGATCTTTATCCCCTTCGCTGACCCCGGACTTAGCCAGAACGGCTGCAATCCCCATCGGAGACTTTGACTGACACATCCCGATAGCGGCCATCAGGTCTGTACCCGTAAGCCCCTCACTTCCCGTAGCACGGGATGAGTCACTAATCTGCAGGCTCTTCGGATTGAAGTGCTTCAGCGCCGATTCAATTTTCATACTCACCTTCTCCACACACTTTATTTTTTGTCTGTCCCAATCACTCCGACTGCAATCGCGTGATCGAGGAACCTGAACAGCAGCTCTATCTGACTGCCGTATTTCGCTTCAAACGCTCTCATATCCCGGTGCAGTTCATCGTGATGCGCTCTGCATAGCGGTATCACAAATAAATCATGCGCCTTCGTTCCCATTCCCCCCTGTCCGTGTCCGATGATGTGATGAGGATCGTCAGCCTGTATGCCGCAACATGCGCAAGTCTGCGACTTTACCCATCGTGTGTACTTCTCACTTTCCCAGCGCTTACGCTTGGGGCGCTTCATGAAAGATTCTGGTGATTCCGGGTCTGCATTGAGGCTGATTATCTTTTTGACGATCTGCGCTGCATCCTGAATAACCTCCCGCGCCGGTCGCACCGGAACAATGCTGGCCTCTTTCAGCTCGCCGCTCTGGATACTTTCTTTCGGCATACGCAGAACGCGCCGTGCGGGTGCCTCTGGTATCAGGTCAATCACATCATTCAGGGTTGCCCACCAGCACAGTTCCGGCAGGGTCAGCTGATGGTCACCGTTTAGCGCCATCTGGCTGCATGCCGCCCTGATTATCCAGAGTGCGTTGTTACCTTTGGCGATATTCTCCAGGCTAACAGGTACGCCGTTTTCCCTGAACTCATTATCGTGGCTATAGCAAAGAGACACCAGGCCGTTTTCGATTTCTGACACTGTGAATTCATGGTGATGCCACACTCCCAACTGCTCCCACTGGCAGCACCCGAAGAACTGGACAAAAGATGCCAGCGCATTCGGTCCACCAGCGGCCTTTATCACGCGTTCGTGACTGAAGAAGGGAATCAGTGAGGGCTCATCAAGTAACGGCTGTGTGCCGTCATTCAGCCGCCCTGATGGCAGGTCTGCCATATCCACTGTAGGTGTGCTGATCACCACCCTGCCCTTAAACAGCTTCAATAGGTCTGGCCCTGGCTTCAGCAACACAATCCCTGTGCGCGGTGCTACCTCTGGCGTAAGTAATGCTCTCACAGTCACCTCAATGCACGGTGTCGAGCAGGCGGAGAAGCTCGGCAAATTTTGATTCGAAGAAATGAGGCTGGGTTTCACGCGGATTAGCCGGGCTGGTGATGTTTTTACCGTACATGCAGCCTTTAGCCGTCAGTGACCAAAATAGCTTTACACCATCGGTGCCTGACCGGCTGGCTCTACTTTTATGTTCAACGATCCCCAGCTTCTCAAGCTGACGATAGGCCTGGCTCGCATTCATTCGAATACTGTTGGCCTTAAGAAGCGCACTCAGTGAGAGCGTGGGACGGCTTGACCCGTCTTGTGCGTCAATGGGTGCATCAATAGCATACGCAGGCATCATGTTGGGGATACCGTAATGTTGTTGAATCTTCTGATATGCGCCAAGCTTTGAGGAATTTGAAAAGTTCAGCATTCGGGAGGCTGATTCAAGCAGTATGATGCTGGTCTGCACTTCTTCTGGCATTGAAACTACGGGGGGCTTTGATGCCAGAGAATCGTACGTGCGGATTACTTTTAAACTGAATTCGGCGCTGATCCACATCGCATATGAGTAGACCAGCTCTTTGCATACGAACGTGCCTTGGTTCATTCCGCCCTTAATTACCGATACAGGAATTCCTGTATCGCTCAGAAGCTGAACGAGTTCATTGGTCTGTTGAATGTTGCGCCACAAGGAAAGCTCATGTCTGCGCTCTACGCCTGCTGCACGATAAAGATCGTTAAGGAAATAACGGCCGGAGTTGTCCTGACGAACGGAAACACCATCAATCACTAAAAGCTGATTCATGCTTTCTTCTCCACACACTGTTTTAAACGGCAACGCCCCATCATCTGCAAATGAACGGGGCCAAGCTTTACCAGCAAAAGCTGCAACTCATTTGCTGGGCTGGTTACTATAACCTTAATAAATTCAAATGTCTTTCGACACAAGAGATATGAAAGATCACACATAAATGGTTATTTTGAAAAGAAATGCTTAAATTCTAACTTTATATAATCATCATTAACTAGCAAAATTATCAGTTGACCAATCATGTTTTTTTATCAAAACTAAAGACCTATCTTGTTTCATGGAGCCCCTGAGGGCAAGGATGAATGATGTTTAATTTGATTGTAGCTGGAGATGTCTATCATTTTTTTCAGGCCGATGAAGGGCAAGAGACTTTTCCAGTTTCTCGCTTGTTCGAATCTACCGCTGAGGATATAAGGAGTAAACTCCTGCCACTCTATCCAGAATCGTTAGCTTACCTCGAATCTTTACCAGTCCTATTTATTACTGAGCCAGAAAAAGATGATGATCGCATAGCGGATTACTCCGAAGTTAGGATTGGTTTTATATCAAACTCAAAAGTTAAAAAGCTAAAAAACGAGACAGTTATCGAATTTAAGTTCACAATCCTTACGAATTTGGGTCGATGTAAACTCGCTTCAGAACTTATATACTCTCAAATTCTTCAATTAGGTTCGTTTGGTCTTCATAGAACGCATTGGTCCGTTAAAGACCTTGAACTAAAAAAAGTCTTAAATGTATTAGGAATAGATATATTCTTACCGCCCTTGCCAGCTACAAATATAAACCCACCAGATAAGCCGCATGAAAAAGAAATTATTTCAAACGTTAGTTCATATCTGAATCTAATATTGAAACATGAGTTCGGAGAAAACGAAGAAGTTTTTTATCGTGGTCATTCTGATTTTAGATATGAACTTACACCATCGCTTTACCGAAAAAGTGTTGAAGGAAACTTTCGTTACCGTCAAAACGAATCGGAGATGATCACAGAACTTTTGACTGTTCAACCCGCTGAGTTTATGAGCGATAGATATATGCTTGATAAATTGGTAAGAATGCAACACTACGGCCTACCAACTCGTTTATTGGATGTAACGACAAATCCGCTTATTGCACTTTATTTTGCCTGCTCAAGCATCAAGTCAGAAAACGGCATAGAGGTAGATGGGAATGTCATAATAATGACGACCCCTAAGAATCAAATAAAATTCTTTGATTCTGATACCGTAAGCTGCATTGCAAACCTCTCGCGCTTACCTGAACATCAAAAAAAACTTCTGGATTACAAGCTTGATAAAGATTTATTCAACAGCACTGATGCATGTGAACAGTTACTGCATCTAATTAAGGACGAAAAATCTTACTTCAAGCACATTATAGAACCGAAGGATTTGAAACGAATCATTGTAGTAAAAGGCAGAATGACCAACCCACGTATTAATTCACAGTCTGGCGCATTTCTCATATTTGGTGAGGATGCAATTTTACCTGAAACTGGTTACAGCGAACTTAGAATAAGAAAATTTCGCATTGGTAACAAAGGAGCTATAATGGAGCAATTAGCTCGTTTTGGGATAAATGAAAGCACAGTATATCCCGGAATTGAAAAAGCAGCTGGCGAAATAGCAAAAAAATATGATACTTTCAGGAAAAACATTTTTTAGCATTGTTTAATGCGTTTATTAATAAAACATAAACACTCACATTAATCTCAAAACTGAAAAATTATACCACGGCATTCTATATGTATCAGCCTTTTAAGTTTTCATTACCCTTGGCCAACCCCTAAGTTTACTTATAAAAATACAAATCATCAAGTTGAGTTTTATCAAGGGTTCGGCTGACATCGACCCTGTCGATATATTTTTAAGGCTGGAATTTCATAAAAAAATTAATCTTTTCGATTACAAGCCGAAAAATACTTCATAAAATCTTTAAAAAGGAATAAATATGAAAGAAGAAAAAAAAACTTCAGGAAACGGTAGGGAGGAAAGTGTAAAGGAATATTTTGACAGAGTATTTCGCAGTTCCTGCGATCATCATGGAAAGATCGATCTATTGGCTCACCTCAATGGCCTTGACAATAGATTCAATGCCGACACTTTATATTCTAATTTTGAAAATTTCTTTTTGATAGAATTTAAATCTTATAAAGGCAACATTAAAGACGAACAAAAAAAACCAGCAGTCTGTTTGTTATGTTGCGGGTTGTCTTCAGATGATTTCATAACTGCACTCCACGACTCCTGTCATTTCTTAATGTGGGGGAATAAAATAAGAGGCCTAGGTTTAGAAGCTAATTATGATATTTATAGAAATGTTGTGTGCAACACATCTATCCTGCCAAATTGCAAAGGCGCAAAAGATATGAATCTGCTTCCAGAAACCAAGCCGAGCAAATTACTAGCTTACCATGCAGGAAATAATAGCGCTGGCTTGAATGCAACAGAGTTTAAAACATATTTAGATTGGCTATTAAACTCAAGAGGTTGTAATAATGGAAGTGAAGTTTGCCAAGATAATACAACTGACATTAAAAAAGATAAGGAGGATACATTCTTTTCAACTATCTATGCCACCTCCGAAAAATACGCTGTTGATTTAACGTTCAATTCGATTGAAAGTTTGTATCAGTGGGCTATGAGTGACAAGCCTAAACCTAATCCAAGAAAGGATGATTGGAGTAAATTCAAACCATAGCTTATATTTATTTTTAAGAATATCTATAAGTAAGTGTGAATTGAAAAAAATAATATTCAATTCACACTCATCACAATCACTATACCTGACCTATAATTTTAGAACTACTCCACTGACAAGGCTTTCGCAGCCGTGAAGTCCTTCACGGTACTCTGCCAAGATTGACTTAATTTCATCGGTGTAGCTGGAATTATGATACAGCGCTGTAAGACCATCTTCTTCGTCGACTGACTGCCCATCGCAAAGCAGTTCCACCAGCCGACGCGCCTTAGCAGCGCTAAATTGAGGCATCGCAGCAGCTTTAGTCAGTTTATTTTTGCCCGCGGCTTTTGCCTTTTCCATTTCCCGCTGAGCGAAGCTGGATGCCTTCGCACCGTGCTCACGCTGTAGAGCAATCGCAGTAGTGGCGGCCACTTCACCGGACTTCACCATTTCAATCAGAGGTTCGCCAACGGTCAGCAACTGCAGGTGCTGTTCAACGTCGGTGATCGAACGTTTCACCTTTGCGGCAATCTCGGCTGGCTCTAAGCCCTGGTTAACGAGACGCTGATAGGCGGCTGCACGTTCCAGCGGCAACAGAGCGCGACCCTGACTACTGGTGACCATGAAAGCCACGCTGTCCGCCTCACTCCCCACGAAGTCTTTGCACTCAAGGCGCAGCGTATAGCCCGCTTCCTGAGCCAGCTTCGCACCGTAATAGCGGTGATGGCCATCGATGATCTTAATGCCCTTCTCGGTGACCTTAACAGCCAGCGGAGGCACATGTTCACCAGCGATAAAAGCGTCGCGGAACTCCTCGACATGGGTCTGATCGATATCACGAATGTTGTAATTAGTTTCGACATACAGCTCATCAACGCCCAGCAGGTAGGTTTTGCGGGTAGTGATATCGGTATCGCTATTTTTCTTGTCGTCGTAAATGCGCGCTAATGTGCTCATGCTGTGGTCAGCTCCCATGTCAGGACAATAATTAGGGCGGCAATCATCACCGCTGCGGTGCGGATGGCCTGGTAGAAAATCTCATTGCGTTGGTAGTGGCTCTTCAGGTGCGCTTTCATTGGCGATCCTCACTCAGGAAGCTTTCGCCAATACGGCCTGTATCAAGGCCGCCATAGCTGCCACAGTTAAGTGAGCCTCTTGCGGCACAGCGGTCGCAGTTCTCTTTGGCTGCGTTGCGGGGTGCATCGAACCGGGCCACCAGCATCGCTTCACGCCAGACCTGTGCAGCACGCAGCCAGAACCCTTTAGCCTCCAATTCGGTAGCCTGCTTCGCCAGCTGGCGATGCTTTTCGCTCTCTTCTGGCACAGGAGCAGTGTTGATCGAATAACTCCAGTCGCTGGCACGCTTCAGAGTCCCTCTGGTGAAAAGCGGTTTGATAGAGCGCTTCACTGAGGTCTCATGCAGGCCGGTAAGCTTGCAGAGTTCGCGCACCTTCAGCGGGCCATTGCGGGTAATCAGTTCAAGGATTTTTGATTCGTGGTTAATCATCGCTCTATCCCCTTATGCGCCGCGAAATCCGTTAGGAATTTCATAGTCCATTGATGAGATAGCCATCACATCACGCTGCCACTTACCGTTGATGCACTTAGGCCGCCCCGCTTTATCCCACTTCTGCGCGGAACTCAGATAGCCGGGGAACTTACCCGGACGGAAAATTGTTTCTGGTCGGACGTACTCACACATTTTAGGGTCTTCAGCCCACTTCGCGATTGAGTAATCCACAGTGAGGATCAGTTCATCAGCAGTGAAATCTTCAGCCAGGCGACCGCGAATTGGTGCCAGTGAGGATTTTGATTTCTGAAAGCGCATTCCTGCTGCGCGGTTCAGATGCTCCAGCACGCTAAAAGCAGCCTGATTTGCATCAGGGGCATGGTCGGGTTGCCCCGCAACCTGACAAGAAGGGGTTGTTGTAATCTCTGTAGTAATCTCTGTTGTATTCTCTGTAAGAGTGGGACAAATTGACCCGATGGATTGGGACAACTTGACCTTATCCATAAGGACAGATTGGCCTTTTCGATCAGGACAATTTGTCTCTCTCGATAGGGACAAATTGTCCCTATCGGTCAATAAAGGGCTTGCGTAGTTAATAGCGTAATAATTAGTCTGGTCGTGCTGCTTCTTTTTAAGCTGCTCAACATAAATCAGACCCATTTTTCTTAATGAAGAAACCGTTCTTTGTATCGTCTTGCCTGTCCACCATGGAAACTGCTCATTCCAGGCGTTAATGCTGTTATAAACCCAGCGTTTGTCGTCATATTCCACGCCGGATGTAGTGTCTTCCAGCCAATAACAAATCTGCTGCAGCACAATAGCCTCATTCAGGCCAATGCGCTGCGCAAGCTCAGGGCTTATCACCAATGGTTTAACTTTCAGAAGTAGGCTCATGAATTACTTCGACCTCCCTGAAATACTGCTTGAACCGTTCGAGAGAACTGAAGCACTCACCATGTTCATAGTCGTCACGCAGGTAGATAACCCGGTCGTTCTCTGGCTCCCAGCGTATGACCCGCAAAGGGACGCCGCGCTTATCGCGGAAGATTCGGTCAAGCTCTCGCATTTGGTCGCCTTAATTCGCTGGTTAGCATCGCCCACAGCCCAGTCAACAAAGCTGTGGTTAACTTCCTCTGCGCCGCCTGGTACATTAAGCACATACCGCAGCGGCTCACTGCTGAAGCGGCCACCAGCTGAAGGGAGGCAACGGAATTGCGGTAACCCTGATAATCTGATTAAATTGATCACGCGATTAGTTCTCCACACACGTTGATTTAGTCGCATCGAACGCCGCGGGCTGCAATCCTGCGGCGTTCACCTTTTCTGGCGGGCAAAATACGCGATACAGCAACGTCAGATGCTCCTGCCACTTAGCCATAACCTGATAGCTGTTCTCTTCGATCTGCTCACGTTCATTTGCATCAATCACGCCATCAGCTGTTGCTTTGCGGATGTAGGCTGAGTGCTTGCCAATCCACTCAACTGACTCCATCAGGCGCTGATTGATATCCGCGTTATCAACATCTTCAATGTCCACCAGCGGAACGTTGACACTGTTTGACTGACGGGATACAGCATTAGCGATGTACTTGGTGCCGCTTGCCTGCTGCAGAACCATCGCCCAGCCCATTGGGAAAATCTGATCGCCATTAGTACGCAGGCGATTGAACAGTGCATCTTCAGTCACACCCAGCCATTCAGCTGCTTCTGCATACCCGCCCGGTAGACTTGAAATAGTCTTCTTGATTGCTGCCACCAGCCATGCCGGTTGTCTTTCAATTTGCCACTCTGGTTTACCCACTGCTTGAATCCTCTTACTGTGGTTTTGCTGTCAACGAAACGGGTGATACATTTTCATTGCCGGTTTGGTATCTCTGCGGATAAAGAATTTCCAGCTCGCTAATTTCGCCTTTGAAGAAGACCGACAGCTTCTCAGCGACTTCCAGCGAGGCGACCTGGATACCTCGTTCAATACGGCTCAGGTTGCCAACATCAAGACGGATCGCTGTAGCTACATCGCTCAATGTTTTTCCTTGCGCCTTACGCAAGCTTCTTAACGGTGTGATCATAAATACCTCCTTTAATTGCGTAATACGCATAATATTGCATGCACGCGGATTGCGCAAGTTGATTTGCGTTTCGTGCAAACCAACATTTAAATAGGGTCATGAACATAGGAAACCGCATCAGAGAGCTTCGCTTACAGCGAGGTATGAAAATGAGCGATCTGGCCGAAGCTGTTGGCGTGGATCAGGCAAATATCTCCAGACTTGAGACAGGAAAACAAAAATCATTTACGGAGCAATCGCTTATTAAAATAGCTGAGGCTCTTGAAGTAGGTCTTTTTGAATTATTTACTCCCACCCCTCCTGAAATTACTGTATATAATCACAGTAAGGATAATGTAAAGGATGGCAAGGGGGAGGATGTGTATCGTGTCGACTTACTTGATATAACCGTGAGCGCTGGACCTGGTGCATTCGTAAGTAGTGACACCGTGGATGTCATTCGTTCTATTGAATATAACTCTGAGCACGCTAAATCTTTCTTCAGCGGGAAGCCTGCGAAGATGGTGAAAATGGTCAACGTTGGCGGTGATAGTATGTCAGGTACTATTGAGCCAGGTGATTTAGTTTTCGTAGATATATCAGTGAATAAATTCGATAGTGACGGCATCTATGTGTTTGGCTTTGACGGTAAAGTGCATATTAAGCGACTTCAAATGATCCCGGATAAACTGCTGGTGATCTCCGATAACACACGCTATCGCGACTGGTTCATTGACGAGGCAAATGAACACAGGTTCTACATATTTGGCAAAGTCATGATTAGCCAGTCTCAAGCTTTCAAGCGCCACGCTTAGATCCTTTCCAGTTCAAAAAACACCCGGCTTGTCCGGGTTTTTTTGTGCCTGCCGCATTATATTTGCATATTGCGCAATTTAACACTTGCGAATATCGCATATTCGATTTATTGTTTCTTCATCAAGACAGCACAAACGTTCGCAGGCGTAACTGTCTACTGTGTGGAGAAGAAATGAAGCTAATTAAAAACATGTCGAACACAACGGTCCGGGACCTGATTACCTTTTTGAGGCTCTTCCCTGATGCTGATGTTGTCTGTTGTGGTGATGCCGGTGTGGTGAGTGTGCAGTGTGATGTTGAAAACGTGGTTCGCGGACAAGCGTTTTAAGAGTACGGAATTGCTGTGTTGGCGGTTACTCATGAGGGTTTGTTTAACCGTCTTTTTTAAGAAGATTAGAGCAAGCCTCGCTGAAAGAATTTTCGAAAGTTCTTTGAACGAGACTGGATGGCTTACTACTTCAAGACGGTCTCAATAAATGTCCACCAAGTAGCGGTACTGCTACCGATATTAGCGGCGACAAGATTATGCAAACGGTAAAGGTCGTTAAAACTCGTTAGGCCGATGAGTTCAGATGGCAATAAAGAACTGGCAGCCGGGAAAGACCGGCACACAACAGGAAAGAGTATTTGGAGGCGCACCACTAAGCCGTTGATGAATACTCTATCCGTTGTGGTGAATGCGGCCAGCGCGCGCGGAAGACTGACAAAGATTGCACACAGTCTAAGAGTTTCCGCTCTGGTGTTTGTCAGTCTGACCAGAGCACCGGGAGGCACCCGGCACCGCAGCAACCTTTCAAGTGTGTGGAGTAATCGGGCTGTGGGTTATTGCAGTAACCCACCAGCCAACTTAAACGAATCCCAAAAGTTTTTTATTGCCATCACTGGCAAGGGATTCATGCAACCAAAAATCGTGTGTGGAGAATTTCATGGAAAAGCCGAACGACCATATTACCGTAGGCATTATCACCCTGCCCTATAGCCATATCCTGAACGGCTGGATTTTGCCTGACGGCTCAGTAGTCACCAATCCAATTAAGGCGCAGAACGAAGCTGAGCGCCTTAACAGCACCATCACCATTCACTGAGGGCGATAACATGCATCATTTCAAATCGAATAAAGAGGTCGTCGCTGCCGGCCACCAGTTCGCTAAGAACATCGGGATGGATACTCCTCTGATCGAAATGGCAAAGATGGTGACTGAGCTGTCGTCGCGTCTCGACGTTGCCACCGTTCGTGCCAATCTGATGGCTTCAGAAGTGCTGCGTATCAACAGCGTGCTTCCTGACACTATTTCAGCCCTACAGGCAGCAGGCGCAGACCTAACGCTGATTGATGATCTGAATGCAGCGCTTGCTACGCCAGCCTGCGACCAGTGGATTCGAACACTGCGCTGTGAAGCACTCGGTGAGGCGCGCCGGGCTGTAGCAACTATGGGTAATCAACAGATGCCCGGAACTTTACAAGCGATCAACATCATTTCCCAAATGGAAATGGATTTGCTCCGCTCACGCACGGTTACGCTGAAGGTGGTGTCATGAAAAAAGTCGCCCAATTTCGCCGCAGCAATGGCCCAAATTCCGGTTTCAGTGAAAAGCTGGCCTGGCAGTTATCAAAAAGCCCAACTACAGGCCGCGAGCTGGCAGTTCGTCTTGGTATGACGCTGAGTGAATTTAATCGCCTGGTGCTTCACATCATGCGCCGCGGTGGTGAAACACTTCAGGTTGAGGCATCAAATCAGGTCTGTCTCGGTGGCGGATCAATTGACCGCACTTACACCCTGGTCAGAAATCCACGCCGTGTTGCTCCCCCGCCATGTAAGCCAATGGTTATCAACTACAGCAACGCCCGTTCTGAAGAGGCTATAAAGCGCCATCGTGAAGCAGCTGCACGCCGTGCTCGTCTGATTGCCAGCGGGCTGTATCTGGAATGCATGGGATGAGGGGGAAGCTATGAAAATTACTGAAACGGAAATGCGCGGGCTGATCACCGGTAAAGCCATGCCTGCAGATATTTTTGTGGGTGAGAGTCTTGCCGCTTATCTGGTTCGTAAATTCACAAACCTGCACACAGAGCGTGACGCGCTGGCGGCTGCTCATTCTGAATTACGCGAAAGCATGGCAGCCATCCATAACACGATAAGGCTCGATGGCGTTAATACCTCGTTAGGTGCTCTGCTATCTGCCTCAAAGCGCGCACATGAGGCTTCACTTCCCACCGACGCCTATCTCAACTCTGTGCGGGCTGAGGGTGTGGAGATGGTTAAGTCTCATCCAGCGGTAACTCTCTGCAACCTCACACATGTCTGCGAAGAAATTGCAGCCAAACTCCGCGCCGGTAAGGATGGTGAGTGATGGGAGTTAACTGCTTACACCTACCAGAGATGACTGATGAAGTAATCATGATCGCATTCGAAGGAACCAATTTCGGACGCACTGATTATCGGGCATTCCTCGGTTACAGCGTGCTGAAGAAGGCGTGTCATTGGCATTGTGGCCACACCATTACGACAATCATGGTTGAGCTGGGGCTTATTACCCCGAAAGCTCACCGAGTGACAAAGCTCGGTCGGATGTTCCTGTCAGATTGCTACGATGACCCAATGCGTATTAAGTCAGCGCCCGCCGCAGACCTGGTGCCAGAGGGATGGAAAATGGTGCCGGTCGAACCGACAGAGGAGATGATTGCTGCTGGCGATCAGTTCATGGATGGTCTGTCGAGTCTGGGTAATGCTTACGACGCCATGCTGGAAGCAGCGCCGGAGGTGGAGTGATGATCCACTATCACGGCGGGCCTATCACGCCTGACCTTGCCGCGTTGAAAGCATGGCGCGGTAAACATGCATTCATATCGTTTGCTCATCCTGAACAGCTCGGGCTGGCGTCTGAAGTTTGCCAGTCATTCGCTTTGGACAATGGCGCATTCACTGCATGGAAAGCAGCTGGCCGAAACAAAATAGACTGGGCCGACTATTACGAGTTTGTAGCACGCTGGAAAAATCATCCAGGCTTTGACTTTGCAATTATTCCTGATGTCATCGACGGTGGCGAAGGGGAAAACGAGGCGCTGCTGGATGAGTGGCCTCACGGTGATTTCTACGGCGTGCCCGTCTGGCACATGAACGAGAGTGATGAACGCTTTATCCGGCTTTGTAATGAGTATCCGCGAGTGGCAATCGGGAGTTGCGGTGAGTATGACGTGAAGCGGCCAAACCTTGCAGTCGCGCGGATGAAAGACCTTATTCGCCATATTACTGACGATCATGGGCAGCCAATCGCTAAGCTCCATGGTCTGCGAATGCTCAACCCTCAGATTTTTACAAAGCTCCCGCTGGCGAGCGCTGACAGTACCAACGTAGCGCGTAACATCGGGATTGATAAAGCATGGTCTGGCGCATATGCGCCGGCATCTAAAGAAACCCGTGCAGCTTTGTTAGTTGAGCGTATCGAGTCGCATAACAGCCAGGGTTCGCTGGTCTATTGCGAGCAGCGGGATCGCATTTCGCTGCAAATGGCACTGGAGGTGTAAATGCCTAAATCCCCGGCCGAACGCAAAGCAGCGCAGCGTGCCCGCCAGGCCGCTGCCGGTGGTAAAAAGCTGGAGCTGGCGCTGGATAGTAAGGAACTGGAGATGCTGGCGCAGAACTGCGCCGCACGCCGACCCGGTCGTGAACCGTATGAGCTGAACGAGTATATCGCGCTGTTAATCCGGAAAGACTCCGCTGAGCTGGCGCAGCAACTTGAGGCGCTGGCCCGCCAGCAGTGCGGGAAATGCAAAGAGCAGCTGCCGGTGCAGTCCTGCCCTTGCCAGGGTGAGGCTGCGTGCTGGGCCACCAGCGGTTGGCACAAACTTAAATTGAAGATCGATACGCCGTGACCTGTCACGGCTAAGCAAACCTGATGCAGCGGGAATGTGTGGAGAATAATATGCACCACGACTTTATGAGTGAAAAAGAAGTTATGGACGAAATTGGTAAGGCGAGAACGGCACTCTGGCGGCTGCGTAAGCAGCATGGCTTTCCTGCGCCAGTGCTAACACATCCGGCGCGATATAGCCGCAGAGCGGTGGAGAAATGGATTTGTGATGGAGGGATTAACCGAGCTGTTTAACGTGCCAGAATATTTTATCTGCGTACAGCTCATACGCCTTTCTTTGATCTTCCAGCCAGTCGTGTTTGTTGTACACAGCCATGACACCACCAAGTTCATGCCCCAGCATTTTCTCAGTGACATGGGGCATGATTCCTTCGCTTGATAAGTTAGTCACCAAAGAACGGCGGAAGTCGTGGGTGCGCCATTCAGGTATATCAATACTCTCTCTCAGTTTCCGCATGTACAGATTTGATGAAGAGCGGTCGATGGCTTTATCTAACTCCTGCCCAGGAAACAAAATCTTATTCCCATTATTGAGAAGACGCTCAACCATAGGCTTCATTTGTTCAAAGATCGGACGCCGGATGATGTTCCCCATCTTTGAATGTTCAGATGGGGTAGTCCATATCCAATCAGTGGTATTAAATTCTGCAGCATTTGCCAGGCGAAGCTCAGACAGGCGAGCACCCCACAGCAACAGCATCTGATGCAGTAACCTGTTTGATGTAACGACCTTGCTGTTCTCAAGCGCCAGCCATACTTTAGCGAGCTCGCTGTAGGTCAGAACGCGATCACCAACGTCCGGTTTCTTGCCAATATTCTTGACACTCAGTTTAGTGATCTCACATGAAGGTATCAGCTGCCGGCTGATGCACCAGTGAATGACTGATCGCAGTTGAAGCAGCAGAACGCGGGCTTTCTTCTTATTTAGCTTTTCCTGTTTATCAAAGAACTGGACCCACGCTGATACAGGGATGTTGGCAACAGGCACATCTTCAAACTCGTTGTACATGGTGTTGTACACAACCGATTTGTAAAGCACCTGTGTATTGTGCTTTAGGTCTTTAACATATTTTTCCCACCAGTTATCCAGGCACTCTTTCAGAGTCAGCTCATCAGTGCTTCCGGCAAAATAGGTTTTTGGGTTAACCCCCTTCGTGTACAATCCACGCATCTCGCCCACGGCAATGCGGGCATCTTTCAGCGATGTTGAAGGGTAGCGACCGACAGTGAGACGCACAGGCTTTCCATTCCAGCGGTAGCGGTGCTGAAATGTAATTGTGCCAGATGGAGTGATGCGAACGCTCAGACCGTCACCATCGGTTAGTTCCGCTGGTCCGTTGTAAGCTTTGCCATTGATGCTTCTTAATTTGGTGTCACTCAGCGCCAC